CGATATTAATATCTACATCAACAGTGGCACTATAGTTACCAAGTGTAGCTGAGTCGGAATAAGGTAAATTATAGACAAGGGGATTAGCAGTTACATCAGTACCGCAAGCCCTTGTGCTTGGTAATCCTGCAACAACTGGCCTGTGTATCAGTTGGACTGCTGGATGGAGAACCCGCTTCAATATCAACGCTATTATTATCATCTAAAGACCTAGCAAATAAACTTAACCCATAAAGATTCCAATATATTTTTACTGCATTAACTAATGATTGATTTATTTGACTAGATGTTACATCATCCGTGTCGGTATCTTTATATCCACCTAGTGTTTGCCATTTATCAAATGAAGACACATCTTGTTTTGACCCACAAAAAGGAAACCCATTTCCTCTTCCAAGTGCATTGAATGAAGTAGCTGTTGGCATAATTTAATTAAGTTGTCTTGAATAGTATGCTCCCAGATACTGGACTCCCATCAACACAAATTATTACACTTAGTTCTTGGTATTGATTGATGTCCTCAAGTTCCCCAAGTGAATCAATTCCATCATCATTAATAGTTTCCTTGAGTGAACCTTGATTTGTAGACAATTCACCAGTATCCACATTGAATATCGCACCCTCCTCAATGGACTCCTGTATTCCCTCAAACTTCTCTTTTATCTCTCTGCGTTCCTTTAAACTTGAAGCTCCAGCTAGTTCTTCTTTCTCTGCTTTTTTAGCTGCCCTCCTAGACTTTCCTTCTGCCCTTGATTTTTTTTGTCTAGCTAGGGATTCTCTTGTTCTTCAGTGCGTTGTTTATCTTTGTCTGATATTTCTGCCATTAGTCATATGGTAATGTGGCAGTAGCCACTTGATCTGGTATGGTGTCAGTTACAACTATTGTTTTTTTGTAATAAGTTGTTCCGTTAACATCGTCAAAGGCTGGTGTAATAGATGCATTAAGCGTATACTTGTTGTTTATTGGATCTGGTGGCCCTTTTTCAATATCAACACTATAATTTATACTGGTAGCACTACTAATTATGGTTTTGTTGTCGTATTCAGCAAAAGGGAAAGCAAGAACAACTTGATTCCTTGTGCCACTAGCTGAGGATGAATCTGTCCTATATCCACGAAAACCCTTTGAAATGTTTATACCAGAAAATCCACTAGCGGAAAAACTTACACTAGCTGAAGCCCAGTTATTTGGACTCCACAATCCATCTGATGTATCATATTTGTAGTCAGCTTGCGTAATATCAGATGCAGTCTGAAAGAAAACATATGTAGTAGCCAAAACTTTGGCTTGTGCTGGGGGTCTAATAATTTTTTCAGTTACACTAACGTATTCATTTCCACCGCTTGTTGAGCCAGTAGTTGTATTGATTTCAATAACTCCAGTATATTGGAATGCCTCAAATGTTTTGTATTGATGGACAAGATTAGTGCCACCATCTACAATTGAGTTCCCGCTTCCATCCTGCATGGAGTCCACTGTTATTGTTTTATATCCGCTTGAGTTTTCTATTCTGCGAGAAATTATTGGTCCAACTACAGATCCCTCTGTGTGTGCAAATTGCGTACTTATACGATACACTCCATTAGACATACTTGTTTTATCAACGGACAAAACGCCAGTTTCTAAGTAGACTTCTGTTAGTTGTGCAAATGCATCATTGTCTTCTATTTCTGAGCTAGCTAATATAATCGTTGGTTCAGACCCAGAGATTGCAGTAGTTCCAACTGTATTTGAGCTAGTTGTACCAGATACAGCACGATATACACGAGTGACTTTTTTAAGTCCGTTCTCCGTGTATTCTACAGTATCATCAACAATCTGAACAAAGGAGCTAGTAAGTGTTTCGTATGTCTTTACAAGAACAGCGTTGTCCGCATTGGCTTGTTGATTAAAACGAGTGTCTACCTCTACGGAAATTAAACGGCAGTCTGTATACCCTTGGTTGGTTATTTGTTCACCAGTCGTATCCAAGTCACCAAAGTTGCCCCATGAGCGAACCCAAGTTGGCATTGTCCACATCTTCCCTAGTGAACTTCTGAAACCTACGAACTACCCTAATACGATTATTGGGTAGTTTTGTAATTTCTGGGATTTCTCCCCTTTGATGTATATTGGTATTTGCTAAACTCATTTACGATTTTTTCTTACTGGGGATACTCTCTTTGGCTTCCCCTTGGGTTGACCTAGTCTCTTCTTCTGAGCAACACGCTTTTTCTTTTGTCCTGTAGTAAGCTCTGAAGCAGTAACAGGGGTTTTGGCTGTAACACGCTTTGATGGTCTGCAATAGGGCGTTCCTCGCTTTTCTCCCTTGCGTCTGCCACAAGGCTTGCCAGATCGGACATCTACCCATTTTTCCTTGAACCACCTTTTTAGGTTTGCACCCGCCTGTGTTTTTCGTACCGCCATTTACTTCTTCCTTATGCTTGATTTCTTCTTGCCCCAATTTGCTGCTCCAACCTTTCTGCACTTTGCTATTGCCCCACTTGCATAAGCAGATGGGAATACTTTATAGCGAGATTTAACCTTCTTATAGCAAGCATCCTTGGGCATTACTTTTTCCCCCTTTTCATCTTCCCGCAACCGCAGGATTTTTTCTTAGGTGGGCGACCTACCTTACTTCCGTATGTTCCTTTTCCTCTTGGCATAATATATCCTTTATTTAACTTGAGATGAACCAAAGTAAAAACCTACAATGGCTAGAGCAGTTTGTCTAACTTCTGGTAGTATAACATATCCTGTTACAGTTTCCCACTTAGCTCCCTTAAATAACCCAAATAAAAAACTTGTATCCTTTTGGATAGTTACTCCAAAGTCAGTAAAAGCCAATACAAAGGGTGCAGCAATTACCGCAAACATTGTACTAACTACGATAAATCTACGAATCCAAGCACCACCTTCACCGCCACGCTTCTCAGCAGCGTCAGCAGATGCATCGGCAGTCTGTTGTTTCTTGATTGTCTGCTCAAATAAACGAGCTTGGTTTTGGGCTTGGGATGCCACCTAACATTGCTATATGCCATAAACTTCATAATGAAGCCACTAGCTCCGCCACCTAACATTGCTATAAGTTCTGGTGTCATTCTACTATATTCTCTATTTTAAGAACCCTGCTTTCAAGGAACTCTATTTTATTATTTTGTATGATGTCAGCAGGTAGTAGACCTTCTTTCTCCCAGTCTACAATCCACTGCTTATTATCAATTACCTTATTTCGTATCATAGACAACTCATGCTCAAGCATTGTAACACGCTCAGTAACATGAAAGTATCCAGTCACAGCTATTGCTGTACCAGCTACTAATGCAAGCAAGTTGCGTAGCGGTATAGTTATAGATGTGCTGTCGTTTATGATTGGCATTATTTTTTAAGTAGTTCTCGTATTACCTTTATTGCTGAAGATGTCATGTACACAAATGTAGCTACACCGACAGCAAAACCTAGTACCTCATTTACAGGTGTAAGTTCAATAGTAGCAAAGAAGCCAAACATTCCGATAAAAGACCTGTAAATTATATCGTCCATTATTATTCAAAGATTACTCCTGCCTCCTCTAGTTCTGACCTAAGTTCATCAGTAAGTTCTGGCGATGTATTATCTATAGACTCAGTGGGTTCTCCCCAATCTGAAAAGTCTTGTGGGTTTAACTCAACCTTATCTAGTTCCTGTAATTCATCAATGATTGAATCATATAGTTCTAAATCAGTAAGCAATGCTACTGGTATTACAATACGCCCATCAATTGTTTCTCTGGGTGCAATTTTAAAGTTGTGCAAAAGTGTGTTGTTAAAAGTAGAAACATCATCCTGTGTTGTTACCATCCACCACTTTTGTAAAAACTCAGCTTGCTCTTCAGTAAAAGGGTCAGCGTTTATACAACTAGCTAATAAAGATATTTCTGATTCGTTCATGTTATGCAGGAATTGTTGTATCTCCAAATGCAGCTAAAAATGTTCTAACTGCTGTTTTAATATCTGATGGAACAGTTCCATCCAAGAAAGACATATGCAATGGAAATTTTGCAGAGTACGAATTTGTTGACCAGTTTAATTTCCAGTCAGCACTTGCGTAGTAATTTGTGCTAAAATAACCACTAGTTGCTAGTGTTGTTCCATTTCGTTTTATTCTAGCTTGACCAAATTCTTTGTTAAATTCTAAGAATCCATCGTTACTATAACTATTATAAAGAATACTAGTTGAAGCATTTTGACCTATATGATATAGCAATTTATCATAATAAACTTCTGTGCTTATTAATGAAGTGCTTGGTGATGATTGAGCATAGTAAAAACCATAGTTTGGGTCAGAATATCCTGCTGATGTACATACTGAGATAAGAGTGTAATCCTCTCTTTTGCCATAACTTATAACATCACTTGCGTCTGCAGCATCTATGGTTTGTGAAATGCTGCTATTAACACTTAAACCCATTGCTGTACTTCCAGTTTTGGCTGCTGTGTAATTGCCACTAGTAAAGTTAGCAGTAGTCATTGCAGCCCCCTTTGCGGGAATGCTAATGCCTGCCCCAGTCTTTGCACAATTTATAACAAACTGACCAATCGTAGACCAATAAGAACTTAGGCTAACAAATAAATCGTTATGTTTTTCTTTTGTATACGCCTCAGTATAGCTTGAGTCAAGAGATGACAAATCAAAAGAACCTCCTGCTGCTTCAACCGCAGTAAAATACGCTTGAGCATTAGTATCGTACGAAGAGCCAGAGGTTGCTACTCCAGCACTACCTATTGTTCTGGATAGTCCTAATTGCATTGAGTTATGCGTTGTAGCATTCTACAGCACCAGCTGTAACTGTGAGTGCTGTAAAGTTTCCATATGTAGTATATCCAGCAGGGAGATCTCCAATGAGTGAAGCAGCACCAGTTTTGTTGGAGCAAGTAATAGCACTAATAGTTGCACCCTGTGGGCCAGCCACAAGAATTGCAAACTTTTTGCTACTTACCGCACCAGTTACAACTTCGCTGCCACGCTTCCCTAAGGATTGTTCTGTATAAGCAGGTGTAGACATAATTATATAATAGTTGAGTTATAGTTTGTTCTGTAGCGTCTAGCTACAGTAGTATTAAATAAATTTTGTTTATCTATCTTAACAAGTTCATCTTCAAGAACTTGATTAACAATAGCAAGTGATAGCCCAAAGTTGGCTTCATTTGAGTTTTGATCCACTGAGCGTTGCCATGTGTAAGCAGCGTAGTGTGCCATATAGGGCATGAACTCCGCAGGTATTTCTGTGCCAACTGCATCATCCGTAGCTAGCTCAACATCCAAGCGTTTTTTGTATGTAACAAATGCCTCATTCTTTACAGTTCCCTGCACATATATTGTACTATTTTTTAGGTAGAATGAATACTCAGCAGCCCCTTTGTCTATGAAGGGTTGTGTTTTATGAACACGAAGAGCAACCTCAATATCAGATAAGTCCGTAACCAGTGGTGCTGGGGCAGTCCCTCCAGCCGCTGTTGACCAATCTGTTTCATCTGGCTTAGTTCCGCTGGACGCTCCGTGAGTATATAGAACTGTTGCACCAGCGTCATCATAAACACCATTGACTATTTCCCAGTTGTTGGCACTTGAGTTCCGCAAGGAATATGTTTCCGCAGCAGTTTCACCCACTAGGCTGTAGGCATCCGCACTGTCATATGTGCCTACCTTTACATACAATCCATTAGCTGCATCTAACCCTGCACCATTAACAAAGAAAGCATTCTCTGTATTATTAATGCGATTGGATGTAACAGTACGGGGTTCACCAGCTACTAAATAACGCTCCCACCAATCCGTCTTCTTGTAGGCCATCTTAGCTCCTTGATTCCAAAGGGCATTGATTCTTGCATAGGAAGCACTGGTATTTGCATACTCACGACCAATCAGTGCAAATGTCAAATCCATTAAATCCTGTAGCGTTGATGTTTGTAGAGCCATTAAATTTTGTTAGCTGCCATGCCGTTGGGCATTAGGACTTTATTATTTAGGTACTTCATAAACTCATCATCCTTTGAAAAGCCAACTCCGTACTTTTTGTTCATTGCGTAAAATTCGTTAAGAGGAACACTCCCAATGTGTTTACCAAGCACTGGGTGATCTTTCCCCTTGTAAAACCTAGCTGATTTTCTAGCTAGATTTATTCTTTGCTGTTCTGCCTTTGTGTTAAAGACGGATTTAGCTTTGTTCTGAAGAATCTTAAATTGATTCTCAAGGAGTTCTTCTTCTGTTGGTAGGTTATTTGACATAACAAAAAGGGTTGGGGAGATTTGACTCCCCTAACCCAGAATTGTCAATTCTTAGACTGCGAAGTCAAGAATCTTGCCCATACCATTAGGGCCTTTGCAGAGAAGAGTTCCCATTGCGTCAATGTAACCACGAGGGCCACCGCCTTGGTCTTCAAGCATTGTTGAACCCATGCTAAGAGCTTCTGCATAACCCAAGAGGCTTGGGTCAAGAAGATATGCTCGTTTTTGGTTAGGCAAGCACTTTGGATTCGCAGAGATGATCTTTACGATTCCGTAAGGGCCTTGGAAGATTTCAACATTGTAGTTGATCTCAGTGCCATCACCTTGGTTGAACACAGTGCTGTTACCACCAGCAGAAGTAGCTGATGAAGTCTGTACACGAGTGAATCCGTCAATGATCTCGTTGCGAGCAGTTGTGCCAGCAACAAGGATGTGATCGGATTGCTCACCAGTTTCTTCAAAGATAGCAGTCAACATGCTGTTGAAACGCTTTTCAGTAAGAGCCTCAGATGAGTCGCTAAGAACAGCGGCAGTAGCTGTGCGGAAGTCAGCAGGAACAGCGGCAACATCATCAGCAGTTGGCGATGCGTTGATCCATTCTCCAAGTCCACGCATCTTGCCAGCAGTACCAGAAGCACCAGTGTCAGCAACATTGTCAGAGCAAATAGCTGCCTCAATGTCACGAAGGACTTGGGAAGCTGCTTTTTCTTCTGCTTCTTGGATTTTTACTGGAGTAGCTGAATCAAGAACTTCTTGCTTCTTGGATACATTGAATGTATCACGGAAGTGCTGAAGGCGATTGCCCAAAGCGAGTAAGGTTACCAAACTGAGCAACAAAGCTGCCTCCGTTTGCTTCACCAACATTCTTACCTTCCTCAACCGCATTGTCTGCGTTTGGAGTGCGAAGATTGTCAACAGTGTACTCAACAAGATCAGCAGTAGCGGCTTGCTTTGGAAGCAGTCCGTATACAGGAGCTTGACGAGGAGCAAGAACAGTAGTTAGATCTAACAACTGCTCACGATTACCAATACCAGACCCAGTAGGGGGCGTATTGTCATATGATGCATCAAATGCCATGATTTATCCTTTATTTAGGGGTTTATTTATAACGAGAGTTGATTTGTAATTGTCGGAGTTGTCTAGCTGCAATAAGATTTCCTTTACCAGCCGCTTCTCTCAACTTCTTGATTTTAGGGGATTCCATTTTATTCTGCGAGCTAGCTGATATATTGCCACTCACTGCATTTTGTGGAACTTTTCTAGGAATAATGATTTTCTTACTCTTGGAAGCCACTGGTTTCACCATGTTTGTCGCAGCATGAGCTAACTGATATTTCAGTTTAGCTGCTAATACTGGAGCAACCTTGGATACAATGGCCATGTCAGAGGATGTAATCATCTTCGTGTACTCAGTGTGAGTGGGTGACGAATCGTCAGCTAGCCAAGAGAACTCGTCTAGGGCTTTGGAGTCCAGCTCCTGTGCCTCAAGAGTAGCACCATTTAGGCGATTTAAATACTTTCTCTGCTTTGGCAGATCATCGTACTTATCTTGGAGACTACCAATATATTGAACTATATCGGAGCGAGTGTATTCGCTTCCCTTGTAGTCAAATGTATCTTCGTCACCAGCTAGCCAGTTTTGGTAAAAGCGGATATTCTCCTTTGTCTCCTTCTCAATGCGATCTAGTTCCTCCTCGGAGGAAATTTCAGCTAGTGCATTAGCTGGAGATATTAGAGTATCCATACTGCTGTTTAGTGCAGCATCTTTACTTTCTAACTCCCTTTGTAGTTCCTTGATGCGAGCAGTCAATTCCCCTATTCGTTTACCACTACCACTCCCCATTTTCTTAGCTAGCTCACCAAGTTTTTCTGGTGGTAGCAATTCCATGGCTTGTATAGCGATTTCCGACCTAGAGTCGTCATCCACTTCATCCCAATCAATCTGTGAAAGAACGCCTTCGTCTCCCTCCGCAGTCTCAGTAGTTTCCTCTGTCTCAGCTACTTGGGGTTCTTCTACTTGAGTTTCCTCCGTAGTTTCCTCCTGTGCAACTGGCTCAGATTCCTCTGGCTGTTCTTGCCTTGGGCTTAACTTTTCCACTCGTGCTTTCCGAATATCTTCCAGCGTTTGTGGTTTGGCTTGTTCAACTGACGATACTTCTTCTTGGAGGGCCGTATCGTTACCCTCTATTGCGTTATTCTCCATAATACTGTTCTGCAATTTTACGCCAAGCAGTGGGGCGATAAAAGTATTATAACAGAGTTATATTAAAGCTACTTCTTTTTCTTTCCGTATATGCGGTAGTGAGCGGCTTCAATTTCTTCTCTAGTAAAGTATTTGCTGGGCTTGGCTGTTGCGGGTGAGGGCGTTACTGCCTTGTTTCCGCTTCCCATCTTAGCACCTGCATAACCAGCACCACCAGCTATAGCAGCAGTACCAAGTTTTCCACCAGCAATCTTCTTGGTTTTCTTACCAATTTTTCTTGCTGTTTTGCTGATAGCACCCTTGCCTTTTACAACCTTACTTAATCGCTTCTTGGCTGTTTTGCGAGCTTGAGACGCACCAGCTTTTTTACCAGCTTTAAATGCTTCAACGCCACTTGGGCCTTGGACTGGGCGACCAGAAACATCTGCTTCTCGTGCTGCCTTATTTTTAAAGAAGTTGCCCTTGTAGTTAGCTGGGCCTTGGACTGGGCGACCAGAAACATCTGCATTTTTTGCTTTGTTTCTGAATAACTCTTGAGCTTTTTTAAGATCACCCTTCTTTCCACCCATAACAATTATATTGCCTTTGCTATCTTTTCCTGCTGCACCAGCCGTAACTCCCTTGGGCTTAGCTGGAGTCTTGGGCTTAGCTGGAGATTTCTTAGCTGGAGTCTTCTTAGTAACTTTCTTGGTAACAGTTTTTTTTCTTGGCAGCAGCCGTTCTTTTTGCAACACCAGCTTTTACCTTAGTAAACAATGCACCCATTTCTTCTGTTTGGGCTTTTGTTAGTTTTTTCTTAGCAACAGTCTTCTTGACTGCTTTCTTCTTAGCTACTTTTTTAGTAGCTGTTTTTTTAGCTGTATCAGTCCGCAATCCAATTCCACCCGTTTCTGGAGTTTTCCTTTTGGGGGATGCAAGCTTTTTAGGTGGCTTCTTTTTATCAGCTTGCAGTTTATCTAACTTAGCCTTGGTTTCTGCTTTTTTTGCTTCCTTAGCTGCCTTTGCATCGTAGGGTTTAGCACCAGTTGTCTTGCGAACATTCTTGGTGGCAGTCCTTGTTGGTACTTTTTTAGCTACCTTCTTGGTGGCCGTTTTCTTAACTGCCTTTTTAGTTGCTTTCTTTACAACTTTCTTACCAAGAACCTTAGCTGCTTCTGTTACTAGTTTTGCTGTTGCCATGATATTTATTTATTTAGAGGTTTTTCTTTTAGAGGTTTTTCTTTTAGAGGTGATCTTATTTGCTGTTTCAGTAGCAATAGCACCCCCTCCAATAAGTCCATATAAACCTCTATTAAATTTTCTCTGGCTTCTCTTCTTAGCCATTGGGGAAAGACCCCTTGCTGATAGCCTTGCTCCAGCCGAAAGATATTGACCTAAGTTCATTGAACTAAACTTTTTAGGAGAGGGCTTGGGTGCTTTTAAATTACTTTTCTTAAAAGCGGACTCAATAGCACTATTGGGTTTACTTGCACGAATAGTTCCGTAACTTTTTGGTTTACTCAGTTTAGCAATATCCAAAGCGGACTCAACACCACTTTTGCTCTTTCCAGCAGTAATAGTTCCGTAGCTTTTAGAGGCTTTTCTACCTCCACGAATGAGTCGTATGCCTGTTGAGGCTAGTTTAAAAAGTGACATTAGTATTTTCCTTTTCTGGTTTTTGGTGATGATTTTTTACTACCACCTTTTCCTGCCCAGAGTTTAGTGCAAGCTAGGTGTTTAGCTGTTCCCCACTTTGCTGTTGAGCATTTGTGGCGAGCCTTGAAAGATTTACGAGCTGCTGTTGAGTAGTTATGTCCGTATCCCTTTGCCCCTGCGTGAACCAGCTTTTTCTTGCCAGCACGACAATATAGCTTCATGACTTTTTTCCCAGCACGAGTGCTAGGACGAGTCTCTCCGCAACTCATTGTTTTCTTTGGGTTAGGCATCTTCTTGTGGACTTAATACTTTCAGCAAATAATCGTCCTCTATCATACCACCAAGTATTTTAGCGTCCGCTCGTTCTGAGGCATCAAGACTTTTTTCAAGTAGCTGAAACTTAGTCTCCCTGCACTCCTTGAGGAATGATAGGATAAACTTGTATTGTTCGTATTTAGAAAGGAACTCAACGGCCTCCGTTAAGCTATCGGTTTTCTTGATAGGGCTAGACATTAGGATTCTTCTATGTTCTGAGTATTAACTGATCCCATCTGTGCGGGAGCAGTACCCAAGCGTCCAATTTCAGCATTCTGTTGCTGTACAACTTGTTGCTGATACTGAGCAGCGTAGTTCTGGATGTTTGCAACGAACCCAGCGTCCTCTGCCATACGCTTCTGTATATCTTCCTGTGAAGTGTACTCCTGTATGACTTGCATAGCAATTTGACCACCATTTGGTCTAGCACCCACTGGGATACCAGCGTAGATCTTAGTAAGGTCATCAGTAACATCCTTAACCATTTCCTCCTGTCCTTGACCCTCTGGCTGGATAATAACATCAGCTATACTTGGATCAATAGCATTAGCAGCTAACTGCTCTGCGGCTTGTAGGTTAAATGTGTTGCTGGGTGAGTTTCTAGCTAGCTCAAGGATTGAAGCAATCTTGGCTTTCATCATTTCTGGATCTTGGTTCTGTACATCAAATGAGATACATACATCAAGCTCTTCGTCCTCTGGGGACTTGTAGATAACTAGCTCGTTGGGGTATCCAGTAACACGGAAATACTTCTCGTCTGGCCCAAACACCAAGAATGACTTGTATGCTTTCTTTAGAATGCTTGAGCAGTGAGTAAGAAACTTATCAATAAAAAACTGTTGGCGTTGAAGACTTAGCTGGCTACCCTCGTTGAGTCCAACTAGATCCATTGCCTCCTGCTGTACATACTTTTCTAGCTGGCTAGCTGCACCAGAAGTATTTGGAACACTCATGTATTCAAACTTCTCGTTGGCACGAACACCAATCCATGCACCAGCACCCATCTGTACAGGAGGGCGACCCACTGGGTGAAGCAGGGGTGGAGCAACGGCTAATGCCATCTGATCACTCCATCCGTCACGCAGTGTCTTCATTTGCTTTTGAGGGCCACGAAGAAGATCACCAAATGTATTTACATCATAGATGCGTTTACCGCCATTATTCAAGCGAGTAAGAACAAATGGATACTCATCATAACCAGAGAGTAGCTCATTACTTAGGTAGCCCTCAGTGTACTTTGGACTCCATACTGTAAGGTAGATTCCTTCTGAGTTACTCTTTTCGTCTATTAGTCTGCGATAACTGTATACAACTTCAATTAAATCCTTGGAGTCAACCATACCACTCATACCATAGGTAGAACCCCCACGAACCTGTGAAGTCCTAGGTGTGTTGTATGTGGTCTGATTCATACCAGAGTAATCAAAGCCCCGATAGTTATCAATTAAATCCTGTGCTACTTGTGCATCCCAGCCCTTTGTTTCTACGCAATTCTCAATCTCCTGTGGAGTGAGCAATGCTCTCATGTGTACTCTAGGTGAGCGTTGAATATCAGTTACATAGGAGGGTATAACAATATCAATATCAGAGAACTTTGTTTCTACGAAGGGTCGTGAAACATCCTTCTTGGCTACTGGTATCTTAGCTACACCAAAATCCCTTAGTTCAGATAATGCCCTGCGAGCTGCTGGCTTGTCTACATAGTCAAACATATCAGTCATCATGGCGATTGTTTCATCGTCACGATTCTCATCAGCTAGAAGATCATATAAATCTGGGGCTATCTCCTGTATTAAATTCAAGTTGAACTCCTCATTGTGAGTTCTGGACTTCATCTCCCAGTCCACATAAGTAATAGCAATACCCTTTTCAAGTAAGTTGTTTGCTGCTGTTTCGCACTCCGAACGGAAGTCACGGATGTATGTTTTTTCCATGTACTTCAAGAAGGAGGAAACAATCCCAGCCTTCTTTACATCTGAACTTTCTACTGGGTACGCACGAATATTACTCTTGCCCAATGCATTCATCATTAACCCAACATAGGTTGATATACATTGCTCAATTAGTCTTACCTCTGTATCTGACGCACCATCCCAAGGAAACGCATCTTCACCACTCTTAGTTAGCTGGCTATTCTTGCCAATCCAGTCGGCATTGCGATTATTGTAGGAGTCTTGGCACTGAGATACATAAGCAGAAAGTTCTGTTACATCGCTCTCATAATGATCCTTTAGTTCATTTATATCTGGCTTGGATGTAACGTAATAGGCTTCTAGCTCTTTGTCTTGCATAGGGGGTAGATTATAGCATAGGGTTATTTATCTTGGAGTCTAACCTTGATATTATTTAGGAATGTAGTATACCACTGATAATCTCTGGATATCATATCCAAAAAATCCCACAGGGGAATCTCGTATATATCATCGGAATCCGCTCTAGAAAGCATCTCCCATTCAATATACGCTTGTGAATGTCTTGATGCGAATTTTTTAAATTCTTTGTTGCTCTCTTTTGTACAATAGTTCATGGCGATAGAAGGGTTCACCCCTTTTTTCAATTACTTGTGCTTTGAATACATGACCTGTTTTAAAACAACCCCTATGTGTATTGGGAATGGCTACAATTACCTTGCGTTTTACGCCATCAAGCAACTTACAAAAGAAAAACAGTGGGTTGGGGCAGGGGCTTATTACTTGAACTCTTACAAAATTGGGTTCAATAATCTTATCATCCTGCATTTTGAAGTATTCTTCAATCTTTGCAACTCCCTCTGGGGTCAAAGTTCTTGTTTTTTTGCAATAATCGTCCTCATCGCAAATTTTTTTACGAATTTGTCCTATTCTTTGGGGCGTGACTTCATATCTGTCTGCTAGTTCTTTCTGCTTCATCAATATCCTCCTGTTGTCCGAACCTGCTGGAAGTCCGCTTGTGTATAATGTATTGGCCCATCACCAGCGTTTGCCATTCTTAGATAGCGAATGAGGTCAAAGAAGTCCTTGAGGGCTTCATCTGACTTTCCTTGGGCGTTGTAGTTAATAAGTGAATCAATTAGGTTCTCACAGGACTCGTGTATAAAGCACTTGGGCTTGTTTGCAGCGTCCAGTTCGTAGTTTGGGTTGTATGAAAACCATTCGTCCAATGCCTGTATGCCTACGGACTCCTGTCTGCCGTCCGATGGGACAAAGTGAAAATCGTATTCCGCAAAGGACGCAAAGAGATCCAAGTTGTTTTCATTCTCCCTAGCAAAATACCTAGAGTCCCCTATGCGTTCAAAGACCTCAATGTCCATCTCTTCCTCTATCTCCTCAAAGAGCGAGCAGTATCCCTGTACATCGTACCCTATCTTCTTGGCCGCTGGGCCGTACTTCCATTTTTCCCCGAATAATGCCCACTCTCCGTAGGATGCCCTGTCTGGCCATTCCCTAGTTATGAACACATCGCCATCCTCGTCAACTGCTGCCCACAATGCACAGAAGTTCCTGTTGCCAGCGGGGTCAACTACTTGGTAGTGCGTATAGTCCTCTGTTGTAACATCTGGGAATACCCAGCCCTCTGAGTTCTCTTCCTCTCCTAGTACCTGTACTTCAGTGGAGAACAGGGGTAGCAATGAAGTAATACTTTTGACTGGTATGCCGTAAGCACGAACACGGATCTCTTCCTCTGGGCGACCAGCTAGATCCTTCTTGATCCGCTCGTATCCACCAAAGGGGTTTTCATCGGAGTGCAGGTATATAACACCCGCATCCCTGCTTGGAGCGTACTGCACAACTGGAACTTCTTCGCCCTCAAGTAACTCAGCGGGGCGTGTCTCTAGGGTTCTTGCGTTCTTCTGGTACTCTGCTACAAAGGGTGTAAAGCCATCAATGGGTGTGAATCCCAGTAGCATCTTGGAGTTACGAGTAGCCAAGCGAAAGCGTAGGGTATTGACGAGTGCGGAATCCCCTAGGTATTCATCCAGCCATGAGCCAATGTTGAGTTCTGGGTTTCCCTTGAAGCCGAACTCAAAGCCCTCTAGGATAGTCTGGTTATTGGAGAACTGTGTGTATGTCTTGAAGTCCACACGAGTCCTAGTGTCTGGGAAGATAAATGATGATCCTGTGAAGCCATTCTGCATACTGAAGTTGATGTAACCCTCTATGCTCTTTGTCTTCTTCTTGAACTCCTTGGGCATCATCTCCCAGATTGCTGCTTGCTGAACCTTAACAGAGGTATCTGCGTTCTGTGAAAAGCACACGATGTGTCCGTCTGGATTATTGGTTACTGCTTCCATTACCAACTTAGCACACCCCGTTGTTTTCCCAGATCTATTCCCGCCTAGGGCTAATACCTCATTATATTTAGTAAGAGAGTTGCGTATACGACCCCAGCCCTCTAAGTCAAAACCATGACGCAGGGGATCCTTCCTGTGATGCCCTTATAAGGCTCTCACGCACCCTGTGAAGCTCTTGAAGGGCCTTGGGGTCACTCTCCCCTAGGATGACGATTTCTTCGTCTGTAGGGGCTTCTATGAGGGGGTGCGGTGTGAATACGAGTTCCATTACTTCTTGATACCCTTTATCCGCACCTTTATAGAGGGGCGGTCACTGGGTTTCTTTGTCCAGTCTATCTCATCGTAGTTCTTGGACTGCTTCTCTTGGTCGTGTCCCTTGCGGGGTGAACATCCTTTACCCATCTATAGCTCCTCCTTCTTCTGTATTATCATCATCCCAGTCTATCTCAAAATCCACACTTCCGTTGACCTTAACCTCTTCGTGCATTTCGTTTATTAGCATCCTGCCCGCTGGCAAATGGTTGTAGTCGTAGTATACCTCGCCCTTTTCATTCATCACTATGAAAGTATAGTTTTCAAAATGCTCGCCTAATATAGCCCTAAGCTGGCTATATATGGGTTCCTTTTGAACCATCTAGGAGTTCACTGGGCATCTTCTACCTCCTCTGCATCTATTGCATCCTCCTTTAGCTTCTCTATACGCTTTCTAGCTGCGGATAGGGTGTCATTGAAATCCTCTATCGTATATGTGTTATTCACATCCACCACTTGGGATGCCTCGCCCCTAGCTGTCATAGCCTGCCTCTGGGAGTTTGCCTTGGCTATTGATATTTCCTTTAGATCTCTGAACTCTGGTACATACCCATCCTCCAGCTTCAAACGCAGGGCATCAATCATGTCTTCTTCTAGGGACTCAAGATTGATATAGCTCCTAGCAGCTAACTGGCCACCCAGCTCCCTAAAGGAATTAGTGTGATCTGCGTAGTCCGCTAGCACCTGTACCACTGTGTTTCTGGACATTGAGTGCCTGCGGATCATATTAGTTTGCGAACAGCCCAGTGCATGAAGGTACAGAATCTTAGCTACCTTCTCTGGATTGTGCCTAGATAGGCTCTTGAGCTTACATGCTTCCTTCTCGTGCTGTATCTTTAGGATAGCATTAGAGATGCTCTGCATTAGCTCATCTTTCTCTGTACCCTGTTTCAATTTTGTAACTGGCTTTTCCATACCCTGTTTCAATTCTGCAATAACCTATTTCAATTTTGCAACACCTATACCATTATAGATACATTATATAATATCAATATTCATAAAGAATGGTGAATCCCACTCCTGCGTTTGTCCCTATGACATTAAAATCAATCCACTCAGTGGCTTCATCGGAATCCATTTTATTATCCTTCATAAATATATTGTGCATCTTAGTGTAATTATACACTAATAACCCAGAGTCATCAACGCCAACCACTGCCTCATCAAGTCCATGAAAGCGTATTGCGTTGGGGTCTGCTGCATCTAAATATGTATTTATGTCTGACATGAATACCCTTATGGGATATTCTTGGGGTAATGTCAAGCCCAATGAGCTGAGAATTTTTTATGGGGGTGTCTTATATATATAGTAGAAATACGCGGACGCTCGCCACGAACCCCCTCCCCCCGTCAGAAACCTGCCAAAACTTACGCAACTTCCGTAAACCCTTGGTAGTCAACGCACATCGGTGAATACTATGGACAGTAACAGACCAGCTAATCAGCTAGCTAGCCACAATGTCAGTGTTTATGCGGGTCTCAGAGCTGTCATGAGTAGTAAATAATACCAGCAGAGTGGAGAT